GATTTACGTAGTGCACATGGAACACAAAAAGAACATATGGATATAGTAGAAGAGATAAGGGGTATCTTTAAACAACAGTTCCCTGTATGTACAAACGCATTGAATTGGGAGTATAAGTAATGGCACTATACGATGTTAAAAATTTAAAAACTGGTGAGACTAAAAGTCTCAATCTTTCACTTGAAAACTATGAAAAGTGGAGAGAAGAGAATCCAGATTGGGATAAAGATTGGATGGCAGGAGTAGCATCTGCTGTCAGTGGAGTAGGTGACTTCCAAAACAAATTACCACAAGGTTTCAAAGATCGTCTGAACAACGTCAAGAAACATCATCCCTACGCTAAGTTCGATAAAATTTAATGCCAGTTAAAAGTAAGAAGCAACCTACTATGGTTGGGTTATCATCCAGACAAATGAGAAAGAAACCAATTGGATCAGAACATTTATTAGAGATTAAACCTCTAACACCAGCACAAGAGAAAGTCTTTGATGCGTGGAGTAAGAACAAGCATCTATTTTTATTTGGTGCAGCAGGAACTGGTAAATCATTTATTACCATGTATTTGGCATTGAGAGATATATTAAATGAACAGACACCATATGATAAACTATACATCGTAAGGTCATTAGTACCAACAAGAGAGATTGGTTTCCTACCAGGCGACCATGAAGATAAGGCAAACCTATATCAAATACCATATAAAAACATGGTACGTTATATGTTTGAGATGCCTGATGATGCATCTTTTGAAATGCTTTATTCTAATCTTAAAGCACAGAATACAGTATCATTCTGGTCTACCTCATTTATTCGTGGTACAACCATAGATAACGCTGTTGTTTTAGTTGATGAATCTGAAAACTTGAACTTTCACGAGTTAGATAGTATAATAACAAGGTTAGGTGTTAACAGTAAAATTATTTTTGCTGGAGACGCAGCACAGAGTGACCTTATTAAGGCACACGAGAAAACTGGTATCATGGACTTTAAGAAAATCGTTGATGATATGAAAGAGTTTGAAAGTATTGAATTTGGCATTGACGACATCGTGAGATCTGGTCTAGTCAAATCTTATTTGATTAGCAAGATTAACCTTGGAATTTAACCACGTAAATACACATTCGTTTCCGAATTTAAGAGCAACTCAGACACCAAATGGTAGAAGATACCGTGTTGGTGATTCTTTTTATCCTTCTGTAACTACCATAACGAGTCACTCTAAGAAAGACTCTATTATGAAGTGGCGAAAGAGAGTTGGCGAAGAAGAAGCAAACGCTATATCTAAACGTGCATCTACTCGTGGTAATAAGTGTCATAAACTCTGTGAACTATACTTATCAAATGAGTCGATTAGTAAATATAAAGATGATGCACTATCCATGGGGTTATTCTACCAGATTAAACCCTACCTAGATAGTATTAACAACATACACGCACTTGAAGAATCTTTATTTTCAAACGTTCTGAAGTTAGCGGGTAGGGTTGATTGTATTGCAGAATACAATGGCGAATTATCAATAATAGATTTTAAAACCTCAAGTAAGTATAAACGTGAAGAGTGGGTACATGACTACTTTGCACAAGAGACAGCATATGCTATAATGTTTCAAGAGTTAACTGGTTTAATGCCACGCAAACTCGTAACCATTATCGCTTGCGAAACAGGCGAACCCCAAGTATTTGAAATCTATGACAAGTTTAAGTATGCTCGTAAATTACATGAGTATATCTCCTCCTACAGAGACGCATATGGCGAGTGGTAAAGTAAGTGGCAAAGTTGATGAAGTTTTTGAAGAGAACTTTATGACATCTGCCAAATTTTCAATAGAAATAGAAAAGATCGTAAAAGATTCTAACCTTAATTATATTGAGGCAATAGTACAATTTTGCGAAGATAAGAATATAGAAATGGATGGTATCAACAAATTGATATCAAAACCATTGAAAGAAAAGTTGAAGTATGATGCTCAACGTTTAAACTATATGAAAAGAACATCTAAAGCATTATTAAAATTATGAAAGCTATTCAATTTCCTAACATTGGGATAATTGAGAAGCAGTTAGACGAAGAAGAGATAAATTATCTTTGGAAATGTATTGATGACAAAGGTAAGACGTATAAATCTTCTCTTGTTGGACATATAGAAAATAGTTACGAACTAGGTGGTGCTGACTACTTCTATGCAAATACTGTAGCACCAATGATCACTGAGTATCAAACAAAGTTTTCTAATCTAGGTGCAAAGATTCCTACTACATCTGGACATCCTTTCACCATGTCACAATGGTGGGTAAACTATCAAAACGAAAATGAATTCAATCCTATACACAACCATAATGGTGTGTATAGTTTTGTTATCTGGATGAACATCCCTACAGACTGGAACCTCCAGAGAGATTACTCATTTAATGACAGTGCTGTTTCTAATTTTGAGTTCCAGTATGTCAACATTCTAGGAGAGATGGAATCGTTTACTTACAATATGGGTAGACATATGGAAGGAACTATGGTATTATTCCCAAGTAAACTAAAACACCAAGTCTATCCTTTCTACAATTGTAAGGAGCAGAGGGTTAGTATATCAGGTAATATTCATTTAAAAACATGACAGGTATAGAAGTCTACAAGATGTATCTTTCTTTAAAACTTCATTTTACTACAGATTCATTTAATTACCTTAAATATGGTAATGCTGCTAAAGCATCACAACATTCATTTGATAGTAGACGAGATAAATTCTTTTTTGTAAAACTTTCCAGAACATTTAAGGAAGAAGAGTTGCGTGAGTTTTTCGTAGCTAACATGTGTATGGAAGATAAGGTATACCCTGCCACTCTTGTAAGGGAGGGAGCAAAAAATTATCAGGAGTATATCAAAAGGAAACAATCTATGACATATAGATTCAAAGAAGATGTTTCCACACTTTATGATATCTCGCAGAAGTTTGATAAATTGTTTATAATAGATGGAGTACACCCACCCTTGCTAAAAGCACACTTAGGTGGTAAGATTAGTATTGAAACTTTAGTAATCTTTAATAAGATCTTCAACTATGTTGATAACTTCGATAAGATTATTAAAGAAGATATAGTATGGAAACCACTTCGTAATAGGGTAGTGAAATACGAACCCTTTGTCAATATAGATAAAGGTAAATATAAGAGTATAATTAAGGAGCAATTTGTATGAGCGATTTCTTCAAATCTGAGGTAGTTCAAAAAGAATTACAAGATATGGGAGAGCTTTATATGGAAATCAATAGGATGGGATTAGTTCTATCTATTGACCAGAAAAGAGAGCAACTTCATAAAATGATGAGGTTAATTGAAATACAACAGACCATGTATATGCGTGTGTCGTTGTCTGATGACCCAGATGCAAAACAACTGGTTGAACAGGTAAAGAATGCTGCATCTATGTTAGGTATGCCCCCAGAGGATGTAGGACCTCAATTCTACGATACTCTAAAAGAAAACGTCCAGAATATGATGGATCAATTACCAGAGGAAAATTAAATGACTTGGGTATTAATCGCTATAGTTATCCTAATTGCAGGAACAGGATATTTGATAAGATATTTTGATCCTCACGCATAATTTGCACAAAATAATTTCTATGTTATAATGGATAAAAAAATAAAGGATTTTATAGAGAAATGGAAAAAGCGATTGCGTTTTCCAAAACTCCCTCCTCCACCAACTTGCCCCGCATAACTTATGTTATTTTTATCATGTCCACCTGTCTATACATTACCTGGCACTTGGACAAAATGTAATGCTATCATACCTCATTATAATGCTGATCCAAATACAACCTTTGGTATTGCTATATTAGTAATATTAGTAATACTATCTGGATTTGGAATCTATAGAGCATTCTTCGATAACAAAGGTCTAACTGATCAATGGGACGAGCATGAAGATTGATACACAAGGAATGTCATTTGGTGATGGTGCTAGTGGTAAAACTCTTGAAGAGCAACGTGCTGCTATCCCACCACTACAGGTCAGAGAAATGAATCTTATATCTGACTCACTCAAGGTAGAGTTAAAACAACTCATCAATGAAGTGTTAGATGAAAGAGAACATCTGAAGCAACTAGAAGGTCCTTATGACTTTCCAGAAGATGAATCAGATGAATGGTTATATAGAGGAACTTATTAATTTATGATTAAATCATTAGGTCTATTGATCTTAAGAATATCAATAGGAACCATGTTAATACACCATGGTTATGAAAAGACAGCAGATATACAAAACTTTGCTGATGCATTTGTAAGACCTATAGGATTACCATTTCCAATATTGTCATCATACATAGCAGCATACTCTGAGATCTATGGTAGTTGGTTAGTAATAGCAGGACTGTTTACAAGGTTTGCAGCACTGTCAATTGTAGGTACAATAGGTGTAGCAATATATCATGCTATTGTAACTGCAGGATTCAATATCTACTTACTAGAACTTTTGATACTATACATGGGAGGAGCATTATGCATCCTGTTACTTGGATCAGGAGATTTTGCTATAGATACATTGCTCAGTAGATTTGGAATCAAATTTAACAAACGATTACCCTTTGACCCAAAATGAATAACATAGGATTAGAAGTTATTTTCTGGACAGCACTAGCATTATATTTGCTAACAAAATTAGGTGTATTTAAAAAATGAAACTGACACAAGAAATGATCGACAAAATCCAAGAGTTGATGAACCATACCAAGAAGGATGGTACAACAAATTGGTTGGATGGTGATGACATCAAGATCAGTATAGCAGGGACATTTGCTGCTGATAGATTTATTGTTATCGCAAATGAATCTAAGAAACCTTGGGTTCCTGCTGAACCTCATCCTAGATTTGATTATGAAAAGAAGGAGTTCATAAAATGAATTTAGGTCTAATAGTATTCTCATTGAGTGCTGCGTGGGTTGCATTCTCAATTTGGTATCTTTCATGAATAATCTTTGGCAGAATTATAAAAAAGTTTTATTCAATACTTTTGACTTACAACCTCCTGATACTGAGTTGTATTGGGAAGGTAAACGTGACACAACTCTTGTAGCAAAAGAGTGGCAACATAAATATTTTTTGAAAGCACGTGAGGTAGAAATTTACAATGAAAAGTCTAGCATTTACAACAACATCCTCTATCCTAAGACTGGCAGTAATCTGCCCTGTTTTGGCATGGATCTTATGGGATTTGCTGAGTATAAGGTAAT